TGACGCGATGATTGTTCAAGATCCGTTCAGCGGCTTAGTATTCGAAATCCGTTCTTATAAGGGTTATCGTAAAGCGATGTTTGAAGTTGCTGCAGCTTGGGGCCAGAAAGTATGGAAGCCTCAGCATGTTGTAGGCGTTTTGGGTTAATCAATTAACTTAGTGTAAACTAAAGGGGAGGCTTAAAACCCTCCCCTTTTTATTTTGGGGTATAAGATATGCGATGCGAAACAATAAAAATCAAAGCTGAAAACGAGCAAGGCTTTACTGTCATTAACAAGGATGATTTTGATTCAAAGACAATGAAAAAGCTTGGCGCTGCTGAAGATAAAAAAGTGGAGAAAGAGATTATCAAGCCATCTCTGGAATACCTGGCAGATCAAGAGATTGAAGACGAGTATTAGCAATGGATTTAATTTATGGTATCCCGCAAGACCTTCTAGATGACTGGTTTGAAGATTCTAGCGGCGATAACTATTCTATAGCTAAGCTTAGAGTCGTTGATGCCGATCAGATGGCGCTTGTTACTACTCTGATTGAAAAGCAAACAGATGTTATAGACCTTCTTCTGAAAGAGAGAGATACGCAGTCAGAAATACTGATAGAGCTTAAACGGCTTAATATGTATTACGCTGAAGGGTTCGGGAATAAATTTACTGTAGAGGATATAGACCAATGATTCTAGAAAATGGATGGGGCAATTCAGGCGCAAAGGCATTAGTAGATGATGAGGGAAGGCTACACACTCACTCCACTTCTGTGTCATCTGATAGACAAAGAAACCAAGACGGGTATTTGTGGAGCTGTACGGCCACAAATACAACCGTAGCGACTAATGATTTTTTCTTCCTGATTAAGAATAATGGGAGTGAGGATTTAGCTATAACTGATATTCGCGCTAAGTCGGATACAATTACAGAGCTGACATATGAGGTTGTATCAGGCACGCCTGTCTATGTTGCTGGCTCTGATGTGACTCCTATTGCAAGGAACTTAGGAACTAATAAAGTTCCTACTGCGATTATTAAATCAGACTCCGATATAACAGGAATTACCAGTGGTGGAGAGATATTCTTTGAGCAGTGCGATACTGTTGATAAAATGTATCACCTAAGAACCTCATCTAATATCATAATCCCACAGGGGCAGATGATGGCACTTAAAAGTTCTGCTGCAGCAACGATTAAATGTTTAGTGTCACTGGTGCAGCTAGAGGACGAATAGAATGTTTCCGGTTTGCATTAAAAACGGTGGCGGGCGTATAGCGCAGATATATAAATCTGTGCAAGATGTAGGCGAGGAGGGGTTGATGGTCTACAACACGCCCCGCTATGAGCGTGATGGTGTGAATAATGTGTTCATTAGCCCTGAGAGGGGATTGGATATGAACATAAACGGGGCTGACTCTCCATCTATTACAGAAGATGTATATCAAAACGGTATCAGCTCTGGATGGGCTGCTTCTGTTATATCTGGTAGCTGGAACTTTACAGACACATACACAGGAGATGGTGGGAACTGGCCTATAGTTGGCACTCTATCCATAGACTGTAGACAGGCGAATAATAACAACCAAGCACGACTAGAGAGTACTATTGCACTCGACCTGACAGCGTATGATTTTATTCGCGGATATGCTTTTGTAGATAGTTGGTCAACAGGTGGCACGGCTAAAGAGGTCACATTAGAGATACGGGACGCTACCGACACTATCATCGGTAATGCGGTAAACCTTAGTAGCTACATAGATAGCGCTTCTTTTGATGTGCCTCAAGCGTTTAAAATCCCTATCTCGGCATTTAACGCAACTAATCAATCAATGAAAAGTGTTGTTATCACTGTTATCGATAATGGTGGCGGTGCTGCTCCTAATATTCTGCTTGATGACATACAGTTTCAAGATGGTGGATCAGGCTATCTATACTCAATAAGGCCAACCAATAACAGACGCTTATTCATTGATCGTATCAAGATAAGAATGGAAGGGCCGTATAATGTGACCACATCAGCCCAGCACGCGGTTAGTATGAGCGGATTCTTAAATATCGCCAAGCTAGGCAACGGAATACAGACAGGCGTATCTACCAATGGTGTATTCGATCCAGGTAAGTCTGTTGTGATTAGAGAGCTAAGAGACTGGTTGAAATTTCCACAGGGTTCTGATTTCTCCTCATACGGTGATGGAACTAATACAGCTATTGAGTTTAATCTCGACTTTGTTAACTTTCACGGCCTGACACTTGACCCGAAAAGACAAGAAGAGTTTAGCTTTAGAATACAAGATGATTTGAGCTCATTAACTTTCTTCCAGATATGGGCGGAAGGTCACGAATTTTTGGACGGTTAATATATGGCTACTATCGTAGTAGAAGATGGAACAGGCAAAACAAACAGCAATAGCTATGTGACAGAGGCTGAGGTTACAACCTACGCAACTGACAGAGGATTGACGTTAACAGCTTCTGAGGATGTGCTAATCATCAAGGCTATGGACTATCTAGAAACCTTGGGTTATATAGGCGACAGGCAGACAGAAGAGCAGGCGCTACAGTGGCCGCGTGAAGGTGTTTACATTGATAACTTCTATATTGAGCCTACCACTATTCCGCAAGAGCTTAAAAACGCTCAAATGTCTCTTTGTATGTCTATAGATGCCGGTGTAGATCCAATGGCAACGATTGATCGAGCCACTAAGAAAGAGAAGGTAGACGTTTTAGAAATCGAATATATGGATAACGCAGCTTCACGGGCTATTGTAACCAGCGTTAACCGCATTCTAGCTAAGCTGTTGCAAGATGGTAGTAGCGGCACATCGTTTAACGTGAGCCGTGGCTAATGGCTAACATCTACGAGAAGCTAAAAGCAGCTACTACGCCTTTGATGGAAAAGTTTAAAAATCCAGTGCAGGCAACATGGGAGCGTGTATCAAGGGTAGCTGATGGCGGCGGCGGATTTACTGAGACTTGGGCTAGTCAGGGATCGTTAAATATTATTATCCTGCCTAAAAGCTCTGCGACACCTTCTCAATCATCTCAGCCACTAAAGGCAGATAGATTGCAGTCAGAAATAGCTCAAATAATATACATTCTTTATGATGACGCGCTAGCATTAACGGCAAAGGATAGGATTGTATTTAAGACAAGAGCTTTCAATATAATGGGCGACCCTCAAAATATAGCAGAGAGTGATATGTGGGTGAAATTTACATGTAAAGAAGGCGTAGCCACTTGATAGAGGTAATCGGCATAGAAAAGACTAACGCAGAATTAAATAAATACGTTAAATCTGTAAAATCTGATATTTCCGATATTATCAAAGCTACAGCTCTATCCGTTGAAGCAGATGCTATTAAATCTATTCAGCGTGGAACAAAGACAGGTAAAACGTATAAAAGAGGCGATACCAGCCATCAAGCATCAGCCCCAGGTGAAGCGCCTGCAACTGATACAGGTAGCTTTGTAAACTCTATAAGAGCTGTTATTGATGAGTCTGTTGCTTTCGTAGGCACTAATGACGAGCGCGGTATGTGGTTTGAATGGGGAACTACTAAAATTAAACCTCGTCCTTGGCTGCAGCCTGCTTGGAATAAGAACAAAAGAACATTTGTGAGATTAATTAGGGGCGTATTATGAGCAGTGCAAGCTGGCCACTACAACAAGCAGTTTATACGGCCTTAACTGGTGATGTACCTTTGATGGCTGCAGTGTCGGGCGTATTTGATGACGTTGTACAGGATTATGATAATTTTCCTTATGTGACAATAGGTGAAGATACTAGAACCCCATTTGATACAGACGACAAAACCGGCGGATTTCACTCGATAACTGTACACGTTTGGAGTCGTGAATCTGGCCGAAAAGAGACTAAGATAGTCCAAGGCTATATTTATGATATACTTAATAGAAATTTACTATCAGTGACTGGTTTTGATACAGTAGATGTATTAGAAGATAGCTCACAGATAATACTTGATCCTGATGGTGAGACTCGCCACGGGATTCAAACATATACAGCAACAATTCGGAGTACATAATAATGGCTGCATATTCAGGACGTAATTTAATTATTGGTCGTACTGGCCCAACCTATACAGCTATTGCTAGTGTCTCAAGTAAGAGCGTAGAGGTTAGCAATTCAGGTGTTGACGTTACAACTGATGATTCCACAGGATGGCAAACAATGCTGCCTGAGCCTGGTACTCGTGTTGTAAATCTATCTATCTCTGGCGTTGCCGATGATACAGATGAGACATTACTTGATGCTATTATGCTTGGAACTTCGTCCATCGTACTTGAAGACATACAAGTTAAATTTGATGGCGGCGGAACTGGCAAGACTGCACTTACTGGTGATTTCCAGTTTTCAAGTATTAGTTTTTCAGGTGAGAAAGATGGCGCTGTGGGCTTTGAGGCCACTATGACCTCATCAGGCGCTATCGTTCAGAGTACGCTTTCTTGATCGTTCAATTTGGCGCTGATTCTTATCCGCTTAAATCTACATGGCAATCATCTATGGAGTTCGCTGAGTTAATTGGCGACCCTCTGCAGATGGCTATGAATGGTATGCAGGGGAAGCAAGAGTTTACTCTTGAAACTTCTGCGCGTGCTATCTGGATTGGGATGAAAGCGGGCGGCGCTGATAAGTCTTTTGAAGAGGTTGGAGAGCTATGCCATAAGCACGGCTCGATTGCTTATATTGAAATCGCTACTAAGTACCTAATTGATATGGTTACGCAGGGCGAGAGCGATGAAGATTCAAAAAAAAAGAAGAAGAAAGCCTAAGTCCTGACTCCTGGGGCGATATAGTACGCGAGGCTTTTAAATGTGCTATAGGTCACTGGAATATACAGCCTAGTGAATTCTGGGCTATGGAGATTATGCATTGGTTCTGGCTAGCTGATACTAAGAAGCCGCCTAGAATGGTTGGTAATATCCCAGAGGCTGAATTTGATAGGCATGTCGAAAACCTAAAACGACTAAAAGACAAAAACAATGGCTGAAGATATAAAAGGTATTAGCGTCAAGATTAGCGTTGATCATTCAGACGTTGATAAAGCCGTTAAATCCTCTACCACTCAATTTTCAAAGCTTCGCGGCAAAGTTGCCGATACAGAGAAAGCATTCCTTAAGTATGGTGGTGCTTTAGCTGCTGCTGCTGGTTCAATGGCGGCAATGAAGCTTGTTAAAGTTACCCGTGAATTTGACATATTAAACGCTGGCCTTAAAACGGCTACAGGATCTGCAGAAGGTGCGGCAAAAGCTTTTCAAGCTATCCAAGAGTTCGCGGCTACCACTCCATTCTCTCTGCAGCAGTCTACAGAAGCATTCACGAAGCTGGTTAACCTTGGCTTAACTCCATCTGAAAAGGCGCTTAGATCATACGGGAACACCGCCTCAGCTATGGGTAAAGACCTTAGTCAGATGATAGAGGCTGTAGCAGATGCCACGACAGGCGAATTCGAAAGACTAAAAGAGTTTGGCATAAAAACCAAGTCAGAAGGCGATAAGGTTCAATTCACCTTTCAAGGTGTTAAAACCACGATAGGCAAAAACGCCGCTGAGATTGAGCAATTTTTAACCGGCATAGGTGAGAATCAATTCGCCGGTGCTATGGCTGATAGAGTTGATAGTCTTGATGGTGCTTTATCTAACCTTGAGGATAGTTGGAATCAATTATTCCTTACTATCAGTCAAGATGGTGCTGGCGATTTAATAACCGACACTGTAAGGCAAGCAATAGACGCTATTGATGAGCTCCAAACAATGCTCAAGTCTGGTGAGTTACAGGCGAATATATCAGCGGTAGGAATGAGCTTTTCAGGTATCACTCAAGACGTACTTGATATGGTCGATATAGCTGAGCAGGCAATGCAGACACTTAGCGACTCAGGCACATTTGGAGCGCAAGGCATAGAGGGCGCTTTTGCTAATATGCCAGAAAACATCAGAGCATTTATTCAGCTAATGACTGTAGAACTATTGGCGTTTGTTGATAAAACAGGCGCTTACGGCTCAGAGATGCTTGATAACCTGAAGTTTTGGGACGATGAGAGCTTTGATTTAGAGTCGCGTTTAAAGTCTATCGATGCAGCAAGAAACAGTTCTATAGAGACAATTCTAAGAGAGCGTGATGCTACTGTAGAGGCTGTAGACGTTCAACTTGCTAAGGCTGACGAACTACGAGCCAAGCACGACGAAATGGCAGAGAAGCGAAAGCAGGATTTAAGCGATAAGACTGCAGAGTTCCAGATTATCAATGACGCGCAAGGCCAGCAAGACGAATTCGAGCTAGCTAGTCTAC